AGGATAGGAGGTCATATGGCAAGAAGAACAAGAGGTAGAGGGACACTAAGAGACAGAATTGCTAGAGGCGAAACTGGTATGTTAGCCAAGCAGAGGAAAAGGGACTATGCAGAAAAAGGTTGGGGTGATCCTTATGCTACTGGTAAATATGTCGCCAATGCCGAGTACGTAGAACCTGGTATGGCTACTCCAGGTGGAGAAGGTGAAGATGATGATAATGTTATGACGTTGGATGACGAAGGAAGGATGCCTGACGAACCAGGTTATATGCAAGGACCAGATTGGGAACCGCCATTTCAGACGAGTGGTGGCGAGACAGATATGCCAACTGATGCAGAGATTGCTTTTTTAATGGATGATGACAATTTTGATATTGGTGGGAATCTTAATACAACAAATGCAGCTGGTGAGAACATAGAGACATTTGAAATAGGACTAGGATACGGAAATGAAGGAGGTTGGACACCAACTAAGAAAGGGCAGCCATCTTCAAGAGGCACAGGGCAGGTAGCTGCTGATGGAAGTGTGAAGAAGTCAGGTGCATTACGAAGAAGTATAAGGAAACTTAGTCCGTCACTTATAACAGCTTAAGCATAGGAGATAATATGGCAAGAGGTACTGGCAGAGTAATGGAAGAAGGTTATTATCTTGATAAATATCCTGACAAAACTACAGAAGACTATAATGAAATGCTCTTATATAGTGGAGGAAGAGGTGGTGATATTGGTGGAGGTAATTATGTCGTTGACGAAGATGGAGTACCTCGTAATAGAGCAGGGAAAGTGAAACCAGGTTGGTCAGGAAATAAAGGGAAAGGTCAGATGGCTATTGACGGATCAGCACCAAAGAGTGGTTCGTTACGAAGAAAAATACATGCACAAAAGTCATTAATAACTCAGGGAACAGCATAAAATGGCATATAGCGAAAAAGATCCAGTTGCTACTTCGCTGGATAAGCAATACGAGTTTTTAAAAAGCAAGCGTACTACTTGGGAGCGTAATTGGCAGGAAATTGCTGAGTATGTCCTTCCTCATCGCTCAGACTTTACTTCAAAGAGATCAAAAGGCGAAGAAAGACTAGAAATGGCATTTGAAGGTACTGCCATGCGTTCATTGAAACGCTTTGCTTCAAATATACATAATGTATTCACACCAATGGGTGCAGAATGGTTCCGACTTACAACTGGACATCCATATTTAGATAATCAAAGACATATTGCTTTATGGTTAGAAGATGCAACACGAATCATCAAACATCATATCTCAAGACCCTCATCGAATTTCCATTCTGCAATCTTTCAGTATTACCTTGAAGCAGGTGCTTTTGGAACTGGTATCATCTTTGTTGAAGACATTCCTGGTCGTGGTCCTCATTATAGGAACTTTCCTTTATCTGACTGCGTATTGGCTGCTGGTGGAGAAATGGAAATTGATACTGTCTTCAGAGTCTATAGACAAACTGCAAAAGACTTAATATCAAGATTTGATCCTTCCTTACTGCCAGAAGATGTTTTAAAGAAAGCAAGTAGTGAAAAGATGCTGGAAGAATATGATGTAGTGCATTATGTTGCACCATCATGGCTTATGAAAGAGCAATTACCTGCAGATTGGATGTATCCATATGTCTCTATTCACTACATGAAAGATAAGAAGAAAGTTATTAAGTTTGGTGGATATGAGAGTATGCCTTATATATGTGCAAGATGGGAGAGATCAGATCGTGAAATATATGGAAGAGGCCCAACATGGGAGATACTACCTGATATGCGACTCATCAATGAAGTTGAAAAGGTCTATCTAAAGGGAGTCCAGAAAGCAATTGCTCCTCCAATGTTTGTTCCAGATTCAGGTCTTCTTGATCCTTTGGATACTACACCTGATGCAATAAACTACTACACAGTAGGAATTGGAGGTAAAGATACAATATTTCCTGTTCCAAGTATGGGAAAGATAGAGTATGCACAGGATCTTAATGCAAGACTTGTAAACTCAATCAAAGAAGGTTATTTTCTTGATGTATTGGAATTACCAGGACCGATTGCTCCAGATGGAGACATTATGCGTTTTTCTGCAACAGAAGTATCTGTACGAATGCGGAACAGAATGCCTGTACTCGGACCTTTACTTGCAAGACAGGAAGCAGAATTACTTGATCCATTGATCAAAAGAACTGCATTTATTCTGACAAGATCAGGACAACTTGGTGAAATGCCAGAAGAACTAGTTCAAGGATTCAGGGTGGAATACTTAAATCCAATTTCAATTGCAATGAGAAGCGGAGAAGTTAATTCAATAGTGCAGCTTTTTGAGATGATTATGCCACTTGCACAGATAGATCAGACCATTCCAATGTATTTTAATACTCAGCAGATACTAAAGAATACTGCAGAAGTATTACAAGTGTCACCATCAAATTTAAGGACAGAAGAAGAAGTGCAGAAAATGATACAACAACAACAGAATGACAAAAGAATTGCTCAAGAGCAGGAACTGGCAAGAACAACTGCAGAAGTTGATGAAAAACAGGCTAATGCAGAAGCTACAAGAGCGCAAGCAGCATGAAGTTTGATTTCCCATTCTTTGAACGGAATCATGAAGACCAATTGTTTAAAGAAGTATTTGGGACTGATGCTGGAAATGAGATGGTTGCAGTTCTTGCTAAGATGTTTCATGTATTTAAGATCATACAAACACCTGATCCTTATGTCTCCGCTTTCCAAGAAGGTCAGAGATCAGTTGTTATAAGAATAATGGAGATATTACATCAAGATCTGGATGCAGTAAAACGTAAACATGATCGGTTGAAAGACGAACATGAGAAAAGACAACAAAACCCTTATTAAAAGGAGATTAAAATGGATGAAGAAACTGTAGTCCCTGAAGAATCAGGAGAAGCTACTGAAGAGGTAAACCCACTTGCATTTGATGCCAGTAGTTTACCTGAAGGCTTAAGAGCAGAACCAAGTCTTCAAACATTTGACTCAGTAGATAAACTGGCAAAGTCCTACGTTAATGCAGTCAAAAAGATAGGTGGTGATCCAGCTAACCTTGTCAGCATACCACAAGAGGGTGAATCATGGGATAACTTCTATAACCAATTAGGAAGACCCGAAACACCACAAGGTTATGAATTTGGTGATGATCCTGATAATGAATTAGAATTTTATCGGAATGCAACTCATCAACTTGGGCTTACACAAGAGCAAGCTCAAAATATGTTAGAGTTATATGCATCTGTTCAAGAAGAACAGACTGAAGCTGATAATCAAGCAACTGCAGATTTTGCAGTTGATAGTCAGATCGAACTCAAAAGAGAGTGGGGTACTGACTATGATGGAAGACTTGACCATGCTCAACGTGCATTTACTCAATTTACAACTCCTGAATTTAGTGCATTAATGGATGAGACAGGTCTTGGAAACCATCCAGAATTGGTCAAGGCTTTCGCAAAAATTGGTGCAATGATGGGAGAAGATCGTCTAATAGTAGGTTCAGGATTGGGACAATCCCAAATTAGTCCTCATGATGCTAAAGACCAAATCCAATCTTTATATTCAGATAAGGATTTTTCTAAATCATACAGGGATAATAGGGAACCTGGTCACAAAGCTGCTATGGAAAAGATGGATAAGTTATTTAAAACTGCTTATCCTGGACCATAATGCCAAAACGGAAGATAAAAGGAAGACAATCTTTAGACCTTCTAATTCTCTTCTGCGACCCGATTGGATAATCGCTAGGCTATTGTTTATGTTTGCATGAGTCATTTGGATTCATGTATTTTTTTAATTTTAATTTATTGGAAACAATATGCCAACATTTAGTGATATAGAAACCAGTTACGTTCAGCGCTATGCGCAGGATGTACAGCATTCTTTACAGCAAAAGACTACCAGACTGAGAAATGCGGTATCCCAAAAACTTGATTGTTCAGGGATTGCCGAGTTTATTGATCGGATTGGTAATGCTTCTGCTGAAAATAAGAATGCACGGTTTGCTGATTCTCCTGTTCAATCAATTGCTCATCAACGCAGGAGAGTTACAGCACGACCATATCATGCAGGATTTTTTGTAGAAGGTTTTGATACTCGTAGAATGAACTACGATGTATTTCAGCCCTATGCAGAAGCAACCAGCATGGCTATGGCTCGTAAAATGGATGAGATTATAGTCGATGCTGCCTTTGGCTCTGCATATCAGTCAGAAGGTGGTGCGATGGATGGAGCCACAGAAGTTGTGTGGGCTTCAGACAGTGTTGTTAAAACACTCTCTGGTACAACAATTGGAGATCAGTTTATTCCTGCTACATTTAAGTATGCATCAGGAACTGCAGAACCACGCACAAGTGGTGTTGCAACTAATGCTGACTTTCCATTGACTGTTGATAAACTTCTTAGAGCAAGGCGTATTCTTGCCCAAAATGAAGCTGATCAGTACGATGAGGGTGGTAATCCACTATTTACAATTGTGTGTTCACAAGCTCAAATTGAAGCTATGCTTCACTTGCAAGCACTACAAAGTGTGGATTATAATAACATTCGTGCATTGGTAGAAGGCCAGACGAATTATTTTGCAGGATTTCAATTTATTCGATATGAAAAACTTCCTACGCTTGATAATACGACTGGAATGAGCCATGCAAGTAATGCTGGTGAGAAGGTTCTCGCCTTCCATCCTTTGGGGCTTGCCCTTTGTGTCTGGATGGATCCGATCACGAAGATCGAACCTCGAGCAGATAAGAGCTTTACTCCGTATGCATATTTTGAAATGGATATGGGTGCAGTTCGTGTCTGGGAGGAAATGATTGTTCAAATTGATTGTCTCGTAGTTGCTTAATTGCAGTTGAGTCCTTTAAGTTGAACGCTTAACTTTTAATTAATATAAGGAGTAATATGGCTGATGTATTCGGCACACAACAGGCAAAGATAAATACTGTACCTATGAAGATGGGCGATGCTCATTCAATGGGTGGCAGGATGCGTATTTTGTCTGACACTTATACTGTCCCAGCAACTGGGTCAGCTGTGGATGATGTTATCGTAATAGGCAATTTACCTAAAGGTGCAAGAGTATGGGATGCACATTTGGGTGTAAGTGGCGCTGTAGGAACAGGTCCAACATCAATAGGAACTAGAGTTACAGATTCTACTGGTACTGTTACTACTGCCGTAGCTGGAATATTAGCTGCAGCTTCGCATAACGCCAACTTCAATCGTAAGATTGAAACTTGACAGACTGCAACTACAGTTAGTGTTGCACCACTATCCTATCCTGACGGTGCGGTTGTCATAGTTGTAAATACCACGACTGTGTGGACAGCAGCTAGGATATGGACTTGTACGATTCATTATACAATCGACTAAACCATTGCGGTTAGTAGGGAGGTAAATCAACTCCTCAATACTAGTTAAG